TCACCTGACCACCAGCAGATCTGAAAAGCGGGTTGTGTATCTTGGGCTCAACATATCGCGTTTCATCTGCCACTGTTGCTGGATTCCCTGGCCAGCGAAATACAAAGTCCCACGCCCATCTTTTGCATTGAGTTGATCTATAAGCGTCATCAGTTGTTCGCTGTCGGCACGCGGTGCGTTGTCGTCGAACAGATTCAACTGTGCTACGCCCTGACTGAAAAAGTCGCCAAGCATTACGCCCGCCTTTTGATAGCGATGACCATCACGCCAGATTTTGTCCAGGCAGCGTGTTGCCGCACCGATTATGTCCCTGCTGTCCTGCGTTGGAGTCAGCAGCTTCACTGAGGCACTGTTACCGTAATAGGGTTCGTTAAGCGCGAACGGGCTCGTTTTCACGAAGGCGGAAATAAACCGGCAATACTGATGTTCGCTACGGAGTTTTTCTGATGCGCGCGCCGCGTAGCTGCATATTGCCTGGCGCATTTCTTCATAGTCAGTAATACGGCCACCGAATGAACGAGAGCATACGATTTCCTGTTTGGCCGGTGCGAACTCCTCCAGTTCGAGACACGGCTCGCCGCGCAATTCTCTTACTGTACGTTCGAGGACAACATTAAAATGTTTGCGGATAATCCAGGTGCTTTGCTCTGAGAGTTCAAGGGCGGTCTTTATCCCCATACTATTGAGCTTTTTACTGATGCGTCGGCCAACGCCCCAGACATCCTCAACCGGAACCAGGGCCATTAGCCGCAGCTGGCGATCGATGTTCGACAGGTCCACTACCCCGCCAGTCTGCTTTTGCCATTTTTTGGCGGCGTGATTCGCCAGTTTCGCCAGAGTCTTTGTTGGTGCGATTCCGACCCCCACTGTCAGGTGAGTACGCTGCAGAACGGTAGCGCGAATCTCACGCCCAAATTCCTCCAGCACCCGGCAGTTACGGACGCCCGTAAGGTCACAAAAGGCTTCATCGATTGAGTATATTTCCACGCGCGGCGACATCTCTTCCAGAGTAGTCATCACCCTGTTAGACATATCAGCGTAGAGTTCGTAATTGCTGGAGAACGCCACAATGCCGTGACGCCGGAACGCATCCTTCTGTTTGAAGTACGGCTCCCCCATTGTGACAAAAGGTTTTGCCTCAGCGCTCCTGGCGATCACACAGCCGTCGTTATTCGAAAGAACAACAACCGGACGGCCCTTCAAATCGGGACGGAATACGGTTTCGCATGAAGCGTAAAAGCTATTCACATCGCAGAGCGCAAACATATTCAGCTCACTCAGCTCGCCGCTTTCACGATAAACGTCACGACACCGAATATGTCCAACACGTCTTCACTTTTGATCCGTATCGGCGAGTAGGCACTGTTCATAGGATTAAGTTGTATGTTCGGGCGCAATTGCAGGCGTTTCACTGTGAATTCGCCATCCACCGCAGCGATAACGATGTCCCCATGAACGGCTGTACGAGAGCTGTCCACAACAAGGAGATCACCGTCAGAAATACCGGCATCTATCATGCTGTCTCCCGCAGCTTTTACAAAATACGTTGAGCTTGGGTGATGAATGAGAAGTTCATTAAGATCAATTCGCTGCTCGACATAATCCGCAGCTGGAGACGGGAACCCGCAATGTACCGGGTCACTAAAAAGGGGAATTGTCACAACAGCACGCAGTTCCGCTGGCCTCATGATCAACATATAAACCTCCATACAAATACTGTTTTTATATACAGTAGATTTAATGGCATTTTTGATCAAGAGGCCGCTGCGGTTGTTGATGGTTTTGACGGGGGTAGTTTTGACTTAAAGACTTTAAGAGATAAATAGTTATCCTTGGAGAAATTTTTTTAATGCGCTGAACTGTTCGCTCAGCTTTTGTTCACCTCTGCAGTTACAGTTTTCCCCTTGCTTCCAGTGCAGCAATACGAGCAGTCAAATCGTCGATTAGTTTCTGCTGGGCCTGCACCGCCAGGGTGAGTTTGGCAATCAGCGGCACTTCTTTCAGGTAATAGGCATCCGTAGGGTTATCCTCATCATACCCGTCAACCAGACCAGAACCGCCGACACACTCAGGGGATATCGTAACCAGGTCGTTTGCGATAAAACCAAGCATATCCTCGCTTTCAGGAATTACCCCGCGAGCTTTCATTTTGAAATGAGCCGGTTTCCATTGCAGTACCTCGGACAGTGCAGCATCAGGCGTTTCGACGTACTGGATATCTTTTTTGAGATGCGCATCTGACGACGTTGTGAACGTAATGCGCCCCAAATTGGTTGTACCAGCAAACCCACTCAGTCCGATGTTTCCACCGTAGTTCCAGTAAAAATTCCACGGGACGTTAATATCTGTTGCACCATTTACCCCACTACGTGACGTGAATCCTGCCGTAGCGTCCATCTGCCCAAGAAGCTGTAACACACCGCTTGAGCTGTTGATTAGCCTGACATTGTAGTCGTCGGTTGTTTTATTAAAATGAAAATCAATATATGGCGTTGCATCCTTCAACTCTATTCCTGCAAAGTACGGGTAATTAGAGGAACCCAGACCAAGCGCAGCACACGCATCTGCCACCGTTTTTGCTCCGGTCCCGCCCTGCGCAATTGACAGCGCCGTCGTTAGTCCAGAAAGACTGGTAATATCGGAGTTCGCCCCTTTTTTTGCCAGCGACTTCTGGCCGGGAACCGTGACGGCCACGCCGTTAATCGTGATAGTGACGTCACCCGCCCCGTTCATCACGTCGGCGAAGCCGCTCATATTCCGTTGATACAGCGTCAGCGTTTCAGCAATATTCTGCGCCAGTCCGTCAACGCTCAGCGAATCACTCAGGAGGATGGCATAAGCGGTACCCGCTGCAATTGCCGGGTTCGCCGCAGGCGTCACGGTGAGCTGGGTTGCGCTGTTGATTGCTGTTATCTGGAATACCTGTACCGGGTTTGCAAGAGTGACCAGGGTGCAGCCAACGCGGATTAACGAACCTGCTGCTGTAAAATTTGTGCCAGTACCCGTCAGCGTATTGCCGCTGATGGCTATGGTGCCAGTTGTGTAAATCATGTTTTTTCCAGGTATAAAAAAACCCGCCGAAGCGGGTTATAAATCAGGTTGAATATCAGGAAGGTCAGGCGAATGAGCCAGTACCGCGAGTAACGGTTAATGTTGGGGATAGAATGCCTTTGCCGGACGTACCGGTTCCGACAACCTTTATAGTTCCGGTTACAGTTGTTGAGGTAATCCCCCTCACGGCATGTCTTACGGTCATCCAGAGCCCATTATTCCCGGCAGGTACATTAATTGTGCCCAAATCGCGCTTGTTACCGTTAATATTGAGAGTGATGGAGGCTGTCGTGGTACCAGTCACTGAAGCAATATAAATCAGTGCCTCAAGCAGTACTGATTTATTGAGTGCTGATGATGAGGAATCCGTAAACGTAATCGTTTGTGTCGCATCCCCACCGCCAGAAACACTGACGTCACTGCCAATCCCCACGTTTGCAATATCACCAACAAAAGTGGTCGCCTCTACCGTGCCTTTAAAGCTGCCACCGCTGGCGTATACCATTCCCCGGATCGTGACGTTATTCAGCTCAGCGTTACCGCTTTTAGGCAGATTCCACCCGGCGCCACCAGGACCAGAAACAAAATTATCAGACTTCAATGAATCGGTGATTTTCCCGAACTGAATGCTGGCATCACGGAAAAATGCATCGTTAATGAAAGCCTGGCCGTTCTGAATAACAAACGGCAGTGTGACGGCGGCTCCTGCCTGAGACATAACAGCGAAACGGTCAGCAAGGAAAATAACCTGTGACTGCATGCCACCAGGCGTGTTTTGTACACCCAGCCCCATCCCTGCCGCGTACTGCACACCGTTGACATCCACGCCGACTTTAATCGAGTACATCGCGTTCAGGTTGCCGTTGATATCCGCTACTGCCTGGGCGTTCGTGGTAATTGCCGCAGTCTGGCCGTTTACCGTGACGCTCAGTGAGTTGATTTTCGTTGCAGAGGTCTGCGTAAAATCAGACATCGTTTTTGCGAAGTCCGTGATATTGGCATTGCCGCCAGCGGTCGCATCCAGTGTTTTCAGCGACTCCGCAACGGCTTTGCTCGCGTCCACCATCACGTTATCAACACGCTGGATACTGGCACTGTTTGCGCCGTACTGAGCACTGAGCGTCATCCGCGTGTTGGCCTGCGCCAGCGTCTCCTGAATCAGCGCTATCGACGTGTTTTGCACCCCGCCAGCGGCATTAGCCGTTTTCCCTGACAGTTCGTCGAAACGTGATGCAGTCGCGCTATCCAGCGAGGTGACAGCCTGATCCAGTTCAGTGATGGCAGCGGTATTCTGCGCCCCAGTCTCTGCCGCTGCTGTCGTGGCCGCCGTCAGTTGGGTGACCGCCGTCGCGCGGGCCTCTGTCTCGTCAGCCAGCGCCTGCGTGAGCTGCGTTACCCCGGCAGCGTTCTGGTCCGTTTTCGCCTCCAGGCGTGTAACATCAGTAACGCGGGCTTCGGTTTCAGTGGCAATCACCTCCCGCAGTTGCGTGAATGTCGCCGAGTTTGCGCCGTTCTGTGCAGACTGCCTGACAACTACGTCAGCAATAGCCAGAGCGTTATTGATAATCCCCTCTGCCGTCTGCCGGTTCGCACCCACTGCTGCCGCCAGTTGATCGGCGTTTTGGGTGATTGCCGTGGCGAGGTCAGCAACGGTTTTGCTGCTCTCCACGGCATTTTCAATCAGTTCCTTGAACAGTTCGGTGCCCTTGATCTGCTCCAGCACGGCATCAGTAATGTCGCTGAAATCCTCAGTCGGCTTTCCTGATGCTTCAACAAACGCAGAAACGCCGAATGCATTACGTGTCCGCACATACACGTAATACGTGTGGTCAAATTTGAGGTTCTGAATGGTCCACTGATTACCGCGCCCGAGGAATTGAGTGTTGTCCTCAATGTCATTCGTCAGGGGGATCGGCGTCTCACCTGCATACCAGTATTCAAACGAAGTGTCTGTCGTTGCCGTCACCGACATGACAGGAACCAGCGTTGCCTGTAATGGTCCCGGAATCCACTGAACAGAATTAGGTGCCATGGGCGCGCCAATAATCAGACTGACCTGCGTTTCCGCACCTTTCATCCCGTTTTCATTTCTTCCTCTCACACCAAGCGTGTAGCTCCCGGCGTTGAGTCCGTAGAACTCGTAACGGAACTGCTCTGTTTCAAACTGAGCAACAACTGCGCCGTTCGCGGCGTAAACATACAGTTCGAAAACCAGTTTTTTCGTTGTGGTGGCCGTTTCCCACGTAGCCGTTACCTGAACAGTCTCGCTATTTGTGTTGATGATGCGCAGGTTTTCGACGTTGGGGACCCGATACCCATTCAGCGTATCATTGGGGATCTCAAATACAGCCCCCTCGTCCACAATGGCCTGTTTATTTGGGTCATGCTGTGCCGCAGTTATGCTGTAAACAGAATTATTGTCAGTCTCAGCAATGCTCATGATGCGGAATAAGCGAACAGATACCTGTCGGGTTGATACAGCAAATACCGTACCGTCGCGTACCCAGGAAGGAACGGATTTCAGCGTAATAACATTTCCCGACACGCTGTCGATTTCATATTTTACAAACTTTCCGTTACTGCCAAGTATCGACAACGTATCGCCGTCAGAAATCAACGACGCATCTATGGCATCAACGGTGATCTTTGCACCGGAATGGGAAACGATTCGACCACCCAGCCGCGTACCAGCGTATTTATTGTCCATGATTTCAACCACATCACCCGGTGTGAAGTGGATAGCATCACGGGCCATTTGAAATGACAGACGGCTGCTTTCGCGCTTTGCCGTTTCCAACAGCCATTTACCGGCACGCCAGGCCTGACCGCGCGAAGTGCAGCCAAACGCTTCAATGGTGGTTTCGTTATAAGTGCTGCGTGCGATCATCTCATCGTCAGAAACGTATTCTTTATCCTGTTCCCATCCGTTATCCTGGTTGGTCCAGGAAACGACAACAGCATTGTATTGTTCTGAGCGTTTTACAGAGCTTCGGCTAAATTTTCCGTCAATCACATTCGCATTAGTGATGGTTGCAATGGGGTCCTGCGGAGCATCCAGCATGACAGTCAGTCGCATGCCGTCCCATAGAGCGATCCCCCTGAACATGCCAGCGATTTTATCCAGGATATCGCGTGCACTAGCCTGCTCTGTAATATATGCGTTCAGGGTGAAGCGTGGTTCCAGTCCACCGAACCCGTCATTAACCAGTTGATCGCAGTATTGCGACAGGACATACAGCGCACCGTCATCCACATCGATATAGCCTGCGCGCCGGGCGAGACCAAATCGTCCATTTTTCGCGAGTTCACGAAACAGCCAGGCCGGATTGTTGGTCCATGCCTGCTTAAAGCCTCCTTGCCACAATCCTGAGTACGTTCTCGCTATGGGATCGTAATTATCAGGTACATCAACAATCAGGCCGCGTAAGTGGTAATTACGTGATGGAGTGTCGGAATACTGGCTCCTGTCTATAACGGCGCCAGCTACAGCCGAAAACGGATAGTTGAGGTTATCGTCGATTATTTCACTGTAACTGTTCCAGATCGTACCATTGGTCAGCAGATCGCTCGTGCTGTCCGGCGTGATGCGTCGCACGCGGATATCGAATGGTTTTGTGTCTGGCGCATCAATGACATGCGCCTCCAGGTATTCTCCGCTGATTTTCCCGGTGATGGTTACCGTTTTCTGAGGGGCATATCCTGCTGTTCCCGTCCTGGTCTCAATCACCATCACCACCGTGGTGTTATCCTGGTTCCCCTTCGAATCCTGCTTAACAAGACCAGTAACACCAAGGTTAAGTCGAACACGCGTCACGTCTGTATCTGTAACAGTCCGGACCAGAGGAGTATCAAACTTCACCTCAACATTAACAATTTGCGTGGATTCAATCGCTGAGAAACCGTTAATTGGGCTCTGAAACTCTGAACCTGGGCGCCATGCCACACTCACACCGTTAATGTTGACTGTGCCATTTGCATCAGTAACGGCAGTTTTATTAAGAAGAAACGATGACAAATGCGACTGATCAACCGGTCCGAAAATTGGCCCTTCGCTAATCAGGTCCAGCACGCGGTAAAACTGCTTTGATTTGAGATTGTCGTCGATAAGTTTTGGGGTTGAAGCCTTGCCGCCACCTGAGGACATATTCGTTCCACCTTAGCTAATTGATTCTGTCCAGTCCTGGTTATTTGACGTGTCGATACCCAGTGAAACAACGTTAGATCCCACCAGCATCTCCCCCAGCAATATAGGAACTGGTCGCCCCTGCCCGACACGGTTCTCAGCACTGGTGAATGAGTTGTTGGTGATGCTGTTGGTTTCAGCCGCTTCTGCAGAGGTTTTATTTTTCATGTTGCGGGCCATGTAAATGGAGTACGCAACGGAGGCTGCGGCGATGACCAGCGTTGCCACCAGCGCAAAGGTGCCGGTTATCGCCCCGTCAATGACCGGTACGAATAACACGGTCGAGCCGTCGGGAAGCCTCCTGTCCAGATGAAGAGACAGCGTTTCATCAGTAACATCGTTCCCCGCAACCCGCAGACGAATACGCGATGATAAAAAATCCTTTTTCAGAGCCGGACATTGTGCGAGCAGCAAGCGAATTCCCTGTGCCGGGGTGTCGACGTTCAATACGACCTTGCGGAAATGTCGGCGGAGATGCCCCGCAAATCTAAAGATGAGCACAGTTCATGCCTCCAGATTGAATGGGTTTGCTTCTGATACGCGAGCCGGTAATCTTCGCGCCTGCTGAGGTGCCCTGCACAGTCGTGATGCAGCACCTTGCCGCCTTCAAGCAGGATCATCGCGTGGCATGGGTCAGCACCCGGGAAAGGGCGACGTATGATGACGTCGCCAGGTTGAGCAGTACTGATATCAACCGGATGAAAACCACTGGCCTGCATGTTTTTCAGGTAAAGATTTTCGCCGCGCAGCCACCAGCCATCGGTACGCTCAAAATCAGGCAGATCAATGCCGCAGAGATGGTATGCATCACGAAAGAGCGTATAGCAGTCCGTCTCGCCGTGTTCGAAGCGGCGGCCAAGCAGATGTGGTACCGCGCGAAACTTGCGCAGCATGCCGTTGCATGCCAGCCACCACGGCAAGCCGGTAATAACCTGGTACTGCCGATCTGCACCAGAGAGCACCGGGTAATTTCGGGGGTGAGAATGAAATATCGCAGTGACCTCACCTGTATCTTCTGCAGCCAGCCAGTCATCGTCACCAATACGAAAATGCTGATCCGGCTGAGGATGAGTGTTACGACAGTGAAATATCCGCTCGTTATCGATGATCAATGCGCACACTTCATCCTGCGACGTTGCCGCATAATCAATTAGTTGCTGCATCAGGAAACCTTATCTGATCCGGGGAAGCTACTGATGGGGAGAACCTGAGGTAGCGGATAGCGCAGCCGGCAGCCCGTTTTTCTGTGTGAACATTTGTCGAGTGCAGGACTGCTCGTCGGATTATCACGCTCATCCGCAACTGGCGGACCGTCATAGTTGCAACCGGTACCGCGATAAGACCACTGACATACGTCTGCAAGGATAGTGCGGGCCGGGATAATCGCGTTGTCGCAGTCGATTGGCGTCGCCAGAGTGTATGTGACCTGTTCACCGGCGATTTCATCTGTCATTTCTTCCACGACATAACGCGATACCGCTTCCATTGAGGGATCCGCATCAGGGTTGCCGTTCGGAAAATTTATAGCATCGAGATGTTTAACCGGAACCTGACGACGAGTAATCACCACGCCAAGCAGGTCGCCAAAATCATGGTTAATGCCAACGATGAGCCCTGCAACGTCTGCAACAGCCATCTGTGGGCGCGCGTACGTACCTTCGTTTTTACTCTCAAACCCTTCAACAGTGATCGGATAGGCCTGGTACTGGTAGCCCTTCCAGATAACGTTGCCGTAATAGCCGTTTGTTCCGGAATGGAATCGTATTAAGTCGCCACCGTATGGCTGCAGGTCGGCTTCAAACAGGTCGATAAATGCGCCAACGCCAGCATCAACGCTTTCGATAATTAGTTCTGGTGGAATATCGCGCACGAAAAAACTCCAATAAAAAAGCCACCTGATGGTGGCTTAGCGTGGAACCTGTTCAAACGTTGCCGTCAGTTCAGATAGCGGTCCAGTTTTTGTTAAATTCCACGAGCGACAGACAAACAGTTTCTGCACTCCCGTGTCCGATGGTGTCCAGTAAAACGACTCGACGGCCATTCTTGCTTTCAGAAATGCTTCGGCTTGTCGAGCTGCGTTCTGCGTATTGCATTTGGCATCGTCTACACCTTTGAACGTTAACGAGTACTTATCCATTAAAGGGTTGATGCCTTTCGTCTGTCGCTGTTCGTATCCATCACCCAATTTGACGACAGATACGTTTGGCGTTCGCTCGACGCTGTAACCCTTCTGTGGGGACAATGTGAAGGTTTCTGGCATGGATTACTCCCAATAAAAAACCCACCGAAGTGGGTTATGCAAATCTCGATGGCTGATTAGAAGCCAGAAACCAATTTTTTCAGTTGTTGCTTGGCATCATCAATAGCCCTAGCCTCAATATCTGACAGTGAGGCATCTTTATCGAGAGGGAGCTTTACAAAAACACGAATTCCTTCATGGCGAAGGTCGTAGTCCTTAAACTCAACAGTCACAAGAACACCCTGCCCGTTCGCGTTGTCGAAAGCTGTGATGTTGCCAACTTCTGTTTCCAATGCCATTTTCTTGGCTCCTGTTTTAGTTGTCACAAAGAATTTATCTCTTCGTCCTAGGCTGAATCATGCCGTTGGGACGATTGGCCTGATCATTTATCTGGAACAGAGCAACCCGCTTCATCATCCCTTCCATTTGCTTCAGCGTGGCCTGGTCGATGCCGCCGGTTGTGTTGATTTCAAAACTGATATGCTGAACGACGCTACCACCACCTCCCCCGCCCTGCATATCCCGGTTGCTTATAACACTACCATTATCGCCAGGAATCATATACTGGCTGCCGTTCGATGCCTTGAAGATTTCAGGCTTGCCGCCCTCACCTACACGGTACATTGAGTTTGCCGAAACAGGGCCGCCGTTATAGCGGGCACCCGCAAGCGCCATACCCTTTGCAGACAAAAGAGAACCTGCGTAGGCAGCCTGCCCAACAGCCGCCGCGCTACCATACGTTGCAATTGATGCGCTGACTGCAGCGGGTGCCCATGCAGAAGCTGCCGCAGTAGCCTGGGCCATTGTGGACGCCAGCGACGCTGCGGCTGCGGCCTGTCCCATCAACTGGGCCTTAACCCACTCAATGCCCATCTGAACAAGGCTGGTAATTACGCTGTTGAGTATCGTTGAACCAATATTGGCAAACGCCTCCTGCAAACTCTGCGTGCCGTTAATCAGCCCGGTTAACGCACTCGACGCACCACTTTGCAATCCTTCAAGTGAAGACGCCAATAGTTCATTCGCCTGACTCTGGTTACGATAAATTTCCCACTGCGCGGCGATGCGCTGCTGTTCGTACTGCGTATCTGCAGCGTTACGCAGCGCCAGCGCATTCTCATGCGTCACTACGCCCTGCTGTTCAAACTGTTGGATCAGCGCCAGTTCCTGCGCATGCTGGTTCGCAAGGCGCTGGACAGGATCTACCTCTCCTACCGCTGACTGTAATGGCGTTACTGCCTGCTGAGCCCTGATTTTTGCGAGGTTAACCTGATGTTGCTGTTCAAGTTGTTCGCTGGTCTGGTTGTACTGCTCCTGGCTAATCTTCTTCCCGTCAAGGGCCGTTTTCAGGTCTTGCATATCCTGTTTATAGGACGCGTTTTCCTTCGTTTCCGGCAGCAGTTTCTCGGCAGCGGCCTGGGCTTTAAGCGCGTTCGCGGTATCCCATTTTGATGCAGCATATTGCCCGGCAAGTGCAATTTGTTCCTGTGTTGCCCCCTTACCTAATGACTGCTGAGCGGTAAGGATTGCCTGCTCACGGCTTAATTGTTGGGTGCTTTCTGCTGCCAGTTCTGACTGCTGTTTTAGGTTAGCCAGTTTCTGGGCGATACTTTCTTGTTGAGATGCGCCTTTCTTGTTCTGGGCATCCAGTTTCTTCTGCGCATCAATGTTGTTATAGGTCGCAGCCGCATCATTCATCATCTGCACGGTATGCGGATCATCTTTTGATAAACCTGCATCCTCAGCGGCATATTGAGCCTGCAATTTCGCCCTGGCCGCGCCCTGCAATTTAGAAAGGGCCAGATTGCGCTCTGACTGCCGAATAAGGCTTTGCTGTCCAGCAGTAAGGTTATCAACGGACGCGGTTAGCGCATCAACGTTTACTTTTGCGTTCGCCGATTCCCTTGCCAGCGCAACAACCTGGCCAGCAAGGCCATTTATTGCAGCCTGACCATCAGTGGATGATGACTTCATTTGCTGCAATTTCTCGGCGAGGTCTTGCAGAGCCTGCGGTGAAGGATTTTTGCTGAGGTCTGAAAGTTCTTTTGCCAGCTCGAAAGCCTGTTGCTGACTGATACCAAGGCGGTTTGCCAGTGTGTTTACTGTGGCCGCAAGTGAGTTAGTAATTCCCGATGCATACTGACCATTGCTGGCCGCCTGAGAAATTGCCTCTGACCAGTTATCCGTGGTTATTTTCAGCGCGGAAAGCTCACTGTTGAAATTCTTGATGCTTGGCGACGCACCACCAATGGCCGCAACTGCCCGGTCACCCAGCGTCACAAACGAATCAGCAGCATCTGTAATCGCTTTCGGTATTTTGGCGATTGCCTGGTTATATTCCAGTAGCGCCTGATTGCGCATCAGGGTAGCAACTTCGGTGTTGGTGCGCGCCAAGGCAGCCCACTTATCTGATAGTGCCGCTACACCCTGAGAGGAAACTGTGATTACCTTATCCATGGCTTCGGCGGCATCGTTCAGCGCATCCATGGCATTTTTACCGCCGTTTAGCGATGTGATCAGCACGCCAGCAAGCACAGAGCCAAGAGCAATCAGTGCACCGACTACAGCACCACCAGGACCAAAGGCTCCTGCAAGTTGTGAACCTTGTTGGCTAAACGCCACCAGCGCGGACTGCCCACCCTGTACCTGGACAATAAAGTCCTGAATCTGATACCCGGCCTGCTGCATTGATGATTTGAATGAGCTGCGAACGCCAGAAGCAGTTTTACTTACCTGTGCATCAAGGGTTTTAAATTTATTAGCGGTATCAACTGCAGACGTACCAATATTGCCAAGGGCTGCGTTCGCCTGCTGCTCGCCTTTCAGTAAAGGGGCAACGTCAGCACTGATGTCATAAACGATGCTTCCGGCATTCTGCTCTGCGGACATTCACCTACCTCCTGGCAATAAAAAACCCCGCCGGAGCGAGGTTGATTTTATAAAAATTGGTTACTTACACTTCGAGATGTATACCAATTCGTATTGTTTGTTCTCTAAATTAATTTGGTTTTTACCGAATGCACCTGATGATGCAAGTGAGTACATAGGGTATTTAGAAGGTTTCAGCGTTACATTGCCTGATTTGACATCGTAAACGAAGCGCGCACCTATGCGGCTAAGCTCTGTTCTACCGCTAACGATTCCGCACACTGAATCAAAGTTATCCGTTCTTTTTACTTCGACCGAGCTAAAATCCAAGCCGTAACCGGGATTAAAATCGTTATCACATTTTGCAAAAGCATTTTCCTGAGAGACGGATCCCGCTGATGCTAGTATTTTCCATTTAGCGCACTCATCAGGCTTGTAGCGTGTTTCTAATATCTTAGTGACCGCTGTTTTAGCTAATGAAATAGTGGATTCATCGTTATTTGCAAAGCTTGGTGCGGCCAAAATAGAAAGCACGATTGCCAGAACCCTTTTCATATCCCTATCCCCATCGGTTTAATTTCATACAGAATATCAGGGATGCAGGGCAACGACAAAACCCGCGGTTAAGCGGGTTTAAATCTCGTAACTTAGATACCCGGTAAATACATCTGCACCTCATTCGCCACCCGCTCGCGGGCAGACAGCAATAGCCGCTTACGCCCACCAACGCCCCATTTCGCCATCTGGCTGGCACAATGGCTGATCGCTTTGGTTTCTGAGGTTATGATGTGATCGATTTTGTTCAGTCGGGACATGGCGCTGATGCCAAGTCGAACTACCGTCCTGAACACCTCATAAACTTCAATCTCAAATTCCGGCTTAATCCATGCGGCATAACGGATCGCCAACAGTTCAACACCCCAAACTCCTGGTTCATCCCCACCTTTAATAACATTAAGTGGTTGAATTTGTTCCAGAGTGCTTTTTTGCACTTTGGCTTTTAGTGCTTTTATGAAGCGCTTAACTTGAGCACTACGCAAAAACTGACTTGGGCGCTGCTGTTCTGTTGCCTCTCCGTTTGCCACTGCGGCCGCATGAAGATCATTGAGGTTATAGCGCCCTTCGTTGTCAACACGAACGGAAACGCCGTTTACTGATACGGTTGGATATTGCATGAGGTTTACCTATAGAAAGTGAGCCTGTCACACAGAGATAGCCGCCCCAGAGTACAACTAACTCTCAGGCTCGCTTTCTGTAGGCTCTGGGATTATAACGTGCGCGTGTGAAGCGCGTAACTTGCGATGTTGCTTTAGCCGACCACTAAATGGCCGGAATGAAAAAAGCCCCGCTATTGCGAGGCCTGATTGATTAGGTTGAGGTTATTTTTGCCCTTGCTCTTTGGCTATTCGTCGTGCTTTACGCGCCAGATAATCATCTGCTACCGCCTCGTACTCTTCTCGGGTGAACCCTTTCTGGTCAGGGTATTTTGCGGCCAGCAATAACTGAAACTCTGTCATGGTCAATGCAGCGGCCTCATCGCGCCTCATACCGAAGTGCGAGCGCGCGGCGCTGATGTAATCGAAAGCCCTAAACTCACTCGTTGTTTCACCGGATTCGTGGCGCTGCAGGCGGCGTACCTTCGCTTTGCCTATTACGCCGTGCTGCATTAACTGCTGGGCAATCACAACAATGTCATTACGAGGCATCATGCCGGGACGATACACGACATAGCGTGACCACCCTTTCCACTCGCCGATAATGGCGGTCAGGTCTTCTTCGCAGCATGCCTGCATAACATGCATTGCTGCCGACAGCAGGCGTTCAGACAGGAGGTTAAAAGACGGCGACACCCAGGCGGGAACGCATTTCAGCGCCCCGGTACACGCTACCAGCAACTGCTGCGCATCGCTGCCGTTGACGGTGCCGTAAATCTTCACAATTTCGTCCGGTTCACCAAGGCGCGCCATCGCAGCAAATGACGGGCGCAGCAGGAAATCTTTACCGCCTTCCCGGCTGTCACTGATGCCGATTTCGCCAATTTCTTTTAATGCTGACATAGGCCATTCCGTGAACGATTATTATCAAGGGCAGCGCGCCGCCCTTTGTAATAGCCGTTAGCTGACGGTAACGGTGTGCGTGGCAACCTTATTGCCGTCGACGGTATTGACGACGATTTGCGCGGTACCTGTCGCAACGCGGGTGACCGTGACCGTATTTCCGGATGCCGTTGCCGTGGCTTTCGTTGCGTCGGTCGTTGCAACTGTGAAATTCTTGTTAGTTGCATCAGTCGGGGCGATATTCACCGTAAACGTACTGGTTCCGCCAGCGGTACCGGTGCTGGTTGTCGGAGTAAGCGTTACACCCGTCACAGGAATATCGGTGACTTCGTTCACTTCAATGGTTGAAGCGTCGCCAACTTTGAACTCCGTTGAAAACGTCACGATGTCGTTGGTACCACCGTCCGAGCTCAGCGCGGTGATGTTCATATACCCGACAAACTCAACAGGGCCATAGTCCATACGCACCCAAATCCCCGGCTGGCGTTTTGCCTTCAACTTACCAGCAAAGTAAGTGATAAACCGGCCAACGCCGTACTGATCCAGCTTATCTTTTTTGCGAACCTCACCCTCAAAGCTCAGAGTGAAATCACTGTTGGTGATGATGGTTTCGACATAGCCGCCGCCATCATCTGCATCACTGGTCACGCTGTTCGGGTTAAAGTCGAAACCCTTAGACGTGCCCGCAGCTAAAGACTTCCACTCAGATTCAAGCGGTTTGACATCCGGGCAGCCATCGGCGACTTCAAGCACGACCGCTCCACCGAACAGGCGCTCGTTTGAGTTCTGGCAATCAGCCATGTGAAACTCCTCTTTGACGTATAAAAGAAAACCCGCCGGAGCGGGTTATTTGGTTGGGATTGGCTAATCGCCGTACGTGCAGACGAACTGGAGACGGAAAACTATTCGCCCTTCTTCTGTAAGCACCGGCGCGGGAATTGAGCCCATATTCTGGATGTAGCCTACGCACTCATCGGTCATAGGATTGGCCTGGACATAATCAACAATGCGCTGCACTGCGCTGAGCGCCTCGCCGCGTTTGCCCTTCGCGCCGACAACATCGACGAGGACGTAATAATCAGAGCCCAGCGCATTCCTGATTGCTGAGCCACCGTTTGGCCTGAATACCATCACCGCCATCGACGAGTCGCCGGGGTCATCGTATAACAACTTCTGCACTGTGAAACCGTCTGTAAGCCCGGCGTCGCCGAACATGTTACGGACGCGCTCATGCATCATGGGTGTCATAGCGACAGCTCCTTGCGCATCACGGCGTCAATCTGGTCTCTGGTCTCGTTGGCTGCCTTTGTCAGAAACTGAGGTTCGCCGTGCGGGTCCCAATAGTTGCCAGTCCCCGTACCGCCGCCGAACTCCTGCCCTGCCCTTGTTTTACCGAAGTGCGCGCGAGGCTGACCTTTGAGTTTGCCCGGCATAGCGTGGACATACGCAGCGTAGTTTGCTGAATAGCCTACCCGGCCAGTAATGCGCGTGCCGTTCACCATAATTTCACGGAACTGGCTATTGAGCAGAGTGGAAGTATCCACCGGCGTATAAATAGCCGCCTGCGCACCAACGATCATTAAAGCAGACTGTATAGCGCGAACGACTTTCCGCCCCTGAATGTCATCAATGATCTGCCTCAGACTCTCCTGAGCCTGTTGAATCCCTCTCACTTCAACGCCCATATCAGACCCCTGTAATAATCGCGAAGTCATCCGCCAGGCGATAGAACGTGTCGGCATAGCGGATAACCTGCCGCACCTCGTCAGCGCCAGCAGAAACCGGATCTGCGTCGGTCGATTCGCCAATAAGCAGGTAATCACCAGCGCCGGCCAGCGCGTACTCAGTCCAGACAGTGTTCTTCACGACGATTTCAGCGCCCAGGCTCCCGATGCGCTTTGACAGTCCACCCTCGTAATCGACCATGATGATGACCGGCGCGGCATAGCCGTTTATCGGATCGCCGTTCTCGTCCTTACCACCACTCAGCTTGCGCCAGATGGTCGCCTTAGCGGTGTATGACCAGTTAGCCACCGAAGACATAAGCTATTCCCTCCAGCGCAGCACTACCGCGCTCGTAGCTCGAATTCGCGGGCAGTTGATGATCCATTCCCCGTCAGATTTGACGTACGCTGTCGTTTGCTGCCCGGTATCGGTCATCACCCACACGCGGGAGAATGCGCGCGGCAGCTGGACGGTTACGGGTGTCCACTTCATCCGCAGCCCCCGACGACCATGAACATGCCGACGCTGTTCCCGGCGCTGATCGGCAACGCACTGGTACAGCCGCTGGCATCGAGCCTGGCGAGTGAATCGCGTAACCATGTGACACTATCCTCACCGTAATCGAATGACTGTGAAGCACCAGATGGTGCACCTTGTGATTTGATGCGGCGAGCGCCAGAAGATGTCGCCATCAGCGCCGCGGCGTACATCAGAATGAGCTTTGCGGTGCATTCGTCATAACCAGCGCCATCAAGACAGGGAATGATTTTATTTACTACGCATAGGATCGGGTCCAGCAGCGTGCCGGGGATGCTGTAACCCAACTCACCGAGGAACGCCTGCACGTCTGCCGCTGTGATTGGGTCAGCCATGGTTATTTCACCTTCTTCTGCAGCTCAGACAGTTGCTTTTTTGCCTCTTCGAGGTCAGCTTGCAGCTTTTTCATATCATCTGGAGTTGCCACCTCCAGCACCTGATCGCCTACGGGGATGGCTTTACCCACCAGCCACAGAGGGAGAGAATCACCCGTGTAAACCTCACCCTTTTTCAGTTCGTGACTGTCGTGGGTGAGTAACCATTTTTGCTCTTTCTCAGCCATAAGGCCTCCGTAAAAGAAATGGGGCCGGAGCCCCATTAATTATGCTTTGGTGAGTTGCGCGTAACCGGCCTGGCCGTTCGCGTCATGCTTGAACTGCGGAGCAGCGGCAGCCAGTACAGAAAACACGTAATCGTCTTCCGGGTTCTGGCGCGCTTTAGGTCGCATGGTCATCGGCATGCCGTTCAGGATCTGAACCACATCAGTGCGCTTCACAACGCCCAGCATTTCATTCACCGGAACTTTGGACGCCGGTACCAGCGCTGCAACACCAGGGATTTCCATGATGCGGGACAGGATGGTCTTCGGATAGTTCGCTGCGTAGTCGTTAACGGACGCGTAGAACCAGTCTTTGTAGTTCAGGTAAATGGTGACCGGGGCATAGAAGTTTTTAGCCTGGAGAAGGCCAATCAGCGCGGAAATTGCGCCGACCCACTGCGCGCCGGTGGCACCGTTCAGGTCAAGGCCGTGAGTGCCGGTACCGCGGTTAGGCGCATTGCGCAGTCCGTAGATGGTCGCGCCGCCAACGTTGATATTTGCGTCACCGTTCAGCACCATATCTTCCAGCTTCTCAGCAACTTTACGCTGATGGTTGGAAATGGCGTCGCTGTCCAGAGAGTAACCTTCCGTCTGCGCTGCCAGCATCTGGCGCCAGCCGAAAGTCACCTCACTGTCGATGATTGGCAGTGGCGTACCTTCATAATCCATGACGGGCTGATCGCCCTTCGCCTTACCGCGGCCATCCAGGCTGATGTTGACATCGCCTGAATCTGACAGCGTCATGAAGTAGTGGACGATTTTACCCAGCGCCATCGGCCGAGACACGCTTGCCGCCAGATCGTTAAACACTGACAGCACGTCGCGCTGTACGGTGATCGCAGAACGGTCCCATTCGCCCCAGACATCTTTCGGAAGAACGGATACGTTACCGACGAGCTCATCAAACGCAATGAACTGGCCGTTTGCGTCATTGACAGCAAAACCATGCTGTGCGGCCATATTGCGCTGCATCGCGTCCCAGCGACGACGGGCATTGAGAATCAGCTTCTGCTGCTGTGGAGTAAACTTTAACATTCTTGTTTTCCTTATGCCTTGGCGTACGGAGTGGAAAGGATCACCACGTCGGCGAACCCTTCCGCCGCCAGAGTGCGCCCTGCTTTTTCGTCGAACGTTGCGACGACCTGATTACCGGATGCGGCTGCTTTAAACACGCCGCCAGTGCCGATCGTCAATTCCTGACCAACGGTATAAGCGGCGGCCGCCAGGCGAACGTTGTATTCCTGCTCACCTTCAACGCGATAACCAACACCGGTTTCGTTTGCTGCGTATGCAGTGGTGATTGCCTGGCCGATAAAGCGGCGGTTGCCGAGGATGAACCAGCGCCCGGTAGTGTCGGCAGAAGCCGTTAACTTTCCAGATGCGATTTTCACGGCGATGCCAGGGATATAAGCACCTGCAACAGGCAGGTTGATGGTTTCCGGCTCGCGCTCAACCGGGCCGCGATAGATGACGTTAGCCATTATTTTTTCTCCTGATCGATGCCAGCATTAAGGTCGTAGTCTTTCCACTGGTCATTCTCAGCATTTACCTGCTGGAATGCCGGGTTAAGACCGTGGCTGGTCTGGCATTTCGCATACAGCGCGTCCAGAGCTTCGCCCTGCAATGAGTTGACCGCAGCGTCATCAAATTCGAATTTCGCTTTCACGGCTGCGCGCTTGGTTGCCAGATCTTTATCTGCATTGGCATGCAACTGACTTTTCAGCGTGCTGATTTCGTCGGTAAGCGGCTTAATTGCCAGATTCACCGCGGCGGTGATAGCAGCGGAATTAATCTGAGAGCCAGCCGGATCGCCGCCGCCTTCTTTCTTCTGCATTTGCTGGTTATAGGCATCCCAGACCTGGTCGTCTGTCAGCCCCTCGGTTTTAACGCCAGCGGCATTGAGCGCGGCGATCATCTTCTCTTTCATCGGGTTTGTTTCTCCGTTGGTTTTGACTTCGTACTCAGTTGGTTTGCGCACGACTTCTACTGGATCACCGACGAGCTCAGCCTTGCCATCGTCGTCAATGAGGTATTTTTGCTGGAGGTATTTGCCGTCTTCCTCGTAAATGAAACGGTCAGGCCAGACAGCCTCAGGCCAGAAGTAATATGTTTCAGGCTTGCCCTCGCTCATCTTGTTTCGCAGGGCAGCGCAGATTTCATCGAATGAATAATTCGAGGCGTTGCTCAAATAAAATTTTGTTTTATTCCACCAGCCATCTTTCAAGCTGTTGGCGGCATCCAGAAGGCTCGTTGATTCAACATCAGCCTGCTTACCGTCCGCGTTAACGAACATACCTACGCCCTCTTCCGGAGTTCCTGCACCAGGCTCATCCAGCAAAATCGCGACGTGGTCGAATTGCATGTTGTGGGCAACCCAGGAGTGTTTTTTCCCCTTCGATTCACCCGCCTTTTGCTCCTTGTTCAGCAGCAGCCCGGTGGAAACGTGAATCGGGTCAGCGTTGTTGCCGGAAATCATGTCATCCAGGCGCTGAATAAGGCGTTTCCCGTCAGGCTTGGTGTCTGCCACAGCCTTATTGACGTAAACGTCCATCACGACCTTGTCGTTGGCCTTGCTGACGTTCTGAGCCCATGCCCCGGCGTAGTAATCGTTGACGGCCTGCGGGTCGTTGGCGCTGACGTATTTACCGTTCACCATCGGGTGGCCGATCGGCATTAACTTGCGCTCCATCGTCTGGTAGCTGTTGTTAATCTCCTCAGCAGGATAAAGCCCACCATTCATGACAATGTCATCGACGATGGGAACCGCGCCACGAATGACGTAGTGTTCCTGACCGTTGATTGTTGTCGTGGAAATATTGGAGGCGTTAATTGCCAAGGATTTAACGTGGATGCTGGATAGCTGCACGTTGCGTCCTCTTATTGAATGGCTTTATGTAATTCTCTGATGATGGCTTTTACCTGGCGCACGTTGCCTCGCCCTTGTGATTTGATGACTTTACGATCACCTACCTGCTTCATCATCGCTTCGACGCCGCCGATCTTAACGTGCGTGCATGAGATATCACCGAGTCGCTTTGATTCGAAATAAACGCCGCTCATATGGGCCTCATTGGTGGATTTCAGGCATTAAAAAAGGCCGCCTAAGCGACCTATTTGGGTTTATATCAGCCCCATCTCTCGGAGCTTATTCAGGTTGTGCTCAATCTTGCGCTTGCCGTATTCGCCATGGAGCCGTTCGCATTCAGCGTTGTAGGCGAGGACGGCAAGCTTGAGGTCATGGAAGTACCCGATGTGATGGTGCTTACCAGCAAGTGCGATCTTTGCGACCCATTTTGATGTCTTTCGGCTATCTGTTGGCGTGTGCCAAGAAACTCCGATAAATCCAGATTGCGAGTTAGACCTAAGGCTCTCGTTTATTTTATTGATCGACTTGGTGGCGGCTCGCAAATTTTCTATGCGATTGTCGGAGCGCACGCCGTTAATGTGGTCGATAAAATCAGGCTCATCGCCGTTGAACATCTTCCAGACGATTCGATGGGCCATTACCAGTGCGCCATCGACTTTGACGCGGATGTAGCCATCTTTGCGCTTATAGCCACAAACTGAGCCACTCTTGACGCAGCCGCGAGATATCTTGGCTATCAGGTCAGACCCTAACACCTCAAAAAGCTCATTCAGCCTATCCTTTGATGGCAGAGGGACAACGCCATCTTTGCTGGCTGGAAGACATTTTGTTTTGTTAAGCAAAGAGGCGCACGCCTTACAGCTTCCGCGATATCCATCAGTGCATTTTTTGCTTCTGTAAAACTCAGATAACGGCTTGGTCTCACCGCATTTCTTGCATGATTTCATTCTAAACCTCGTAGCAGGTTTCGTAGATGATGGGTGCGGCAGGGGTGTCTACGTTCACCCTCTTCGACTGGCCGGTCTAGCCGCACGTCAATTTTACCACTTCACTTTTCGTCAGGCTTCCATTTCTTGCGCTCGGCAGCCAATTTATCAGCCAATCCCTCGTTATAAATCTGACCATCATCTGTCAGTAATACTGGGATTTGGCTGCAATAACAGTTGGCGCGGTTCTTCATTTCACTGTAGAAGTCCCGCACCTCTTCGGTGGTGTAAACCAGACCGTGACGGCTTGCGTGCCATGTGCGCGTTGTTGGTTTTAGCGCCGATAGCCAGAGCAGGCCTGTATTCAGTCCGAGCCTGTCAGCAGCCCAGTCTGTTTCATTCCATTGTGCCTGCCGCAGCGCGCCTACCTGCTCAGTTTGAGCAATGGCTTTTGCCTTTGCCATCGAGACATCAAGTCGCTTACTGATTACAGCCGCCGTTTCGCCTGGGTTTACTCCGCGCGCTATCGCATCGGTGATAACGCCAGTCAGATCCGCACGGGCAGCATCGCTGATAGCCTTCCAGTCGCTGAAAGTCGTCAGTTGCGCTGCCGCTATCTGATTTTGATAAGCGGGGCTGCTTAATAGCTGCTGTAGCGTCGTCTGGCTGGCGTAAACCTGCGACTGCTGCGATAGGTTGTTGAAGGCCTCCAGCGTGCCGCGCTGCGCCTCAGTGGTGACGTAATCCATCGCCCAGAAGCGCTGATCACCACCTTCAAGAAGATATTCATCCAGAATGCGCTGCACCTCATCCAGCAGGCTGGATAATTGCTGCGGCGACATATCGTAGATGAACCTGCCAGCATTGACCTTATACAGCGTTGGCTCATCGCCGTTGACGTGGCAAAGGAAGTGCCACTGATGACTGTTAGCCTCACGGTCACGCCCGGTAAGGCGCTGGTCGAACAATGCTTTCAACGCGACTTTTATCGCGTAATACCGATCCTCAATGTCGCGCTCCATCTTGCTGACTGATTTACGCGACATCGTGGGGTCAACTTTCGACCGTGGTATCACCGGGCTTTTCGGATTCTGGTTGAGAGTCGGCCAGAGGATCAGGTTTTGGTTTGTTGCCATCAGGCGGAACCTCATCATCTAGCTCAGGAAGCGGCTGGAGTTCGCCAGCAGTGCGAATCTCATTTTCAGTAAGAGCTGAGCGACCGAAAGCATTCGTTGACTTAACGGCTACGTCCGCCATTTTGTCCATGTTGGCGATTTTCTCGGCCTGACTCGGCGCCAGCAGATCAGACCATCCTACGGTGATTTCTTCATTCTGAGCCGGTGGAATAATGCCAAGCGTCCAGAAGCGTGAAACCACATCTGTTATTACGTCGGTCAGGAAGCCTTTCCGGCGGCTCATCCTGGTGCGCCCCCATCCCTTTGCATCCTCAGTACTGGCGCGCTCACCCGTCTGCATCCCAACGAGCTCTTTCATAGGGATAGGAACGGTCGCGCAGAACTCGCTCAGCGCAGTGCGCCATGTCGGCTCAGGGTCGGCGGCGGCAACGCTCAATACCTCAGCCGTACCAGCCTGCATAAAGCTGGCGCTATCGGTGCTGTCGTTGAGTCTGCGGACCTGCTGATCCAGCGCCTCGGCAAGCTGCCCTTCCGGCACGCCAAGCGCTTTAGCCAGCGCTGAGAAGTTTGTCTTTTCGCTGAATGAGTAGTTAAGCTGGCGGCTGGCATTTTTTAAGAACCCCTCTGACGCACCACCGCTAACCTTCTCGATATCCAGCAACTTGTTGAATCCGGCTTCAAGCAGTGACTTGCCTGACGTCATCACGCCATCATCAGATCCCTCGGCCAGGATGATTACGCGATCGGGGTGGACATTGATGATTCTTCCCGGGCGGGCGTCAAAGTTTCCGTCAACCGGCAGTTCTGTAAACGAGTACATCGTCACTTCGCCGAACGTTTCACTGTCCGGATTATCATCCCAATTAACAGGGTCGATTTGTGCTTCCCACGCAGGAATTAGCTTAACGAGAGCCTTTTCCTGCTGACGACCAACAACTACCTTATCTACTGGCTCCCACCACTTCTTATTGTCCTTAATTTGAAGCAGGATCGCTGAGTAACGCCCGACAAGGTTGCGGCGGTCCGCGCCTTTAATCTGCTCCCAGCAGCGATTCAAGAGCTTATTTACACGCTTGTCCCACGCCGTTTGCTTCGATGCGTCCTTTGTCTTATCGCCTTCGTATACATCTGGGTAGTCTTCCCAGCACCCATCAAGCATGCGCGCCACGGCGGCACCGGCCACCGCATTACGCCGGTACGCCCGGTAAAAGTCATCAAACTTGAGGTTCAGCGGGTACCCGAACTCCTGATAAAGGCGCTGTCGCTTCGTGTTGCTGGTACCATTGAAGAGCATTGAAAGGTTTTTGTTACGATCACGCTCGATACTGGAGTTACTGGCGCGCTGTTGTTTCATTTCGCTTTCGGTCACGGTTTTCCTCCGTCAGCGCGATCGCACCAACATGCCGGTTATTTTCTGTGGTGAGTGCAGTACACGATAACGGGTTGCATCCCAGTCATGGTCTTCCTGCTGGGTATCAACGTCGTCGGGGTTTTTATCGTCGCGGACGAGTACCGGGATACGGCTGATCCAGCCTCGACAGTAATCAAAGACGTAGAAAGCCGGTTTTTCAGGCATTCCGGACTCCAGCTTCTTACCTTCAATTACCGCTTCGAGCATGTCAGCGAAAAGCGAGGCGCCGTTAATGCGCGAACCGGGCTTTTTGTCAGCCGGCAGCCATGTAACGCCCTGGGCTTCCATTTTTTGTGCAATGGATAGCTCGTTATCGCCAGTATTGAATATTGCGCCGTCAGCCGGGCCCGGTATAACTTCACGGCAAATACCAGACATGATGTGCATCTGGCCCAGAGTGATGCCGTCGAGTTTGATCTCGTCGGGTTCATCAACCTCTTCCCCCACCAGCCGCTTATCAATCCACGCCACGCCTTTAGCTACGTTGGTGGATGACATATTCAGGCCTTTGTTCAGTTCGTCAGGCGGGCAACCGTACCACTCACCTATCAGGATTAGTGTCCCGGCAGGCGGACAGAACTGGCGACCGTCCGGTAACTCGGCGGCGGTACCATCGGCACGCGCCCACCAGAGGTTTGAGAACGGTTTCGACTCGCCCCAGTCGTGGGAGCGGTCAACCGTCCAACTCTCCGGAATACGGAATGGCTTAATAACATGGATCGACTCATTCCAGAGATGGTCAAATCGCCCACCACTGGTCACGTCCCATGAACCTTCAACCCATGCTTTGCGTCGGTTTGGGTCTTTGATAGACATCAACGTCGCGATGTACTGCGGGTCAAGGTACGGGTTTTCTTTAAACGAACCGTGGATAGCTACGCGGGTTAGCGTCACATCCTCTTCACGCTCGGTTTGCGGGTTAAAGACCTTTTGTGTTTCGCGAATGATGGTTCCGCGAGGTGCTGGCTCAATGAAGCGCTTCTTCACCCAGGTATGGCCGATGCCAAACGGGTTAGTCGTGCTGAACGTTTCCAGGGGGATCGGTTTTAGCAGGCTACCATCTGCCAACGGGTAGTTCTCCGGGCGAAACGATGAGCGCCGACAGGAAAACATCATTTCGTAGAATTCGGCTGACTGCTGCTTGGTCAGTTCGTTGAATCCAATAAATGGAAACTCCTGACCGTGATAATCCCAGTAGTCGCTCTCTTCTTTCCCGAATCGGAAAAGCAACTCTTCTCCGGTCGGCCATACCCAGCGAAGCTCAGAGGCTGATGCCAGATAACGAGCGCCGTCGTTAAACAGGCGATACATGCGCTTTGACTGGGTAATGATGTCGGTGAGGTTTTTATACTCGGTATCGAAAATCACACCACGCCAGAACGAGCCATAGCCCAGGCCAACCAGGCGACGAAAGCGCGCCAGCTGCGCGGCAGTTTTTCCCGGTCCGCGCGTTCCCTCGTAAAGGATTTCGTTACACGGGCAACTCAGGGAGAGCGATTGCGATCCAGGCAAAGGTTTCCAGACGGCTTTGTAATTCATCCACCCAATACCTCGCCCTGCTGTTTCTGCGCCGCTTTTTCCCAGTCGTCTACGTTATCGCAGGACGGGACCGGCATAACGTTATGGGTGGCTATGACGCTCTGCTCCACCTTCTGCTTATTGGTGTAGACGTCACCTACCTCTTTGGCTGCCTGCTCCAGCAACTGCGCCGTCATGCCCATGTTTTTCATGTTCTCGGCAGTGGTAGCCATGCGCTGCAATACGCGCAGGCGATAAGCCTTATTGGCGATCGGGATATCGGAGATTTCATTCTGGAATCGTTCGCGGGTGACATTGAACAAATCCACCCATTTTTTAGCCAGGCCTTTTCCAGCCACCTTTGTCGGGTCATGCGACGCCACCTGCTGGCGTGTCACCTGAACCTTGAATTCTTTTTGTACGGACTCGACGATTTGGGATGGCGTATCAAAGCAAGCGAGCTCTTGAACGATAAAGGCTCTCACTTCTGGTTTTAGTGCAGCCATAAACCACCGTCCGTATAAAGCAGTATAAAATCACGCCAGCCTCAGCATGCACGTCCCGCACGCTCTGGCAACATCGATATGTGCAACCTCCGCAGGTTGATTTGCTGCATCCACCAGTTCCTGTACGTCGGGGCTTGCACCATAACGACGAACCACACCTACGAACTCTTCGACGTCGTGGCCGCGCAGTTTAAGCACTGGCTGCCCGGTCTCTTTGTTGAACTTCGGCGCGCCGAACTCATCAGTGGCCTGGGCGATGTGGTAAAGCTCATGCTCTACTAGTGCGCAGAATTCCAGATCGCTGCATTGCTCGCAGTAATCAGCAGCCAGGGTGATGATGTATTTCGGTATGCGACCGAACCATTCATGCATCTGCTGCTCCAGGCGTGCCTTCTGCCATCCACCGGCGCGCATCATGACTTCTTCGCACTGTCCCAGCACTGTGCGGCCTTTTTTGGCGAAAGCAGATGATGCCCACATGAAAGCTATGTCAGCGTCAGCAAGCGCATTTGTGAGATGCTCATGGTCAGGGTTATGGAGGCGGCCTTCACCGGAAAGAATATGACGATTTACCCATTCACCGATTTCAGTAGCCGGAATAATGCGCGTGTATGGCAACCAGTTTTCGCCGATAAAGTTAACAGGTGGGAATGGTCGACGGATTTCTGATTCGCTCATGCAGAATATTCCACTGGTTCAATTTTTATAATCCCGGCAAAAAACCAGACAATCAACATCCAAAACTTACATAAAACTCTGTCAAGGCCATCATATGACAGCCTTTGCAGAACTTTATAAATTAACCAACCACCGGGCCGGATGTGCTCGTTGCCGTGGCGTCAGGTGCTGAATCGGCTTCTGCCTGTAGTTGTTTAAGACGTACCTGCACCAGAGCTTCGACCTTATCGGCTTCGGCCTTTGCCGCTGCTGCGGCTTCCTGCGCTTTCGCTTCGGCGTGAGCTTTGAACCAGTCACGGATTTTTACCCAGCCACCAGCGATGAGCAGGAACGCACTGGTGATGGCGGAGAAGTACAGCAATAGTGTTTCGAATAACGTCATTTCGTTTTTCCTTGCCTGATTTGTTCAGCCTGCCGGATGGCGGCCAGTTGGTTGTTTGCTTTCTCAATCGCAGCCAGCAGAGGTTCTATCCAGAGAACAGCCTGGCAGTACGTCAGTTGGCTGGAGGGAGTGGGGGCACTACCGGCTTTGTCAGTTCCGGCGGTAGAGGAGTGCATTGCCCCGGCACGTAGACTGTTCGTGTAGTTGAGCAGCCCGTCAGCAACGTAAGCAGGCACAGGGTAATCACACGTTTTTTCACGGCGGAGTATCTCGCGGTATTCGATGACGGTTGTTTCTGCTTTGGCGTCCACGGCGGCATTAGCATCCACAGTACCGGATGCCAGCGCGCTGAATGCCTGACTTTCTGTTGCCTGCTGTTGAATGACTTTCGCCTGCATCAAAACATTGGCATCAGCGGTATCAGCGCGGCTGCTGTTGCTCGCATAGCGGGAACCAAAGAACAGGCCAAGCCCGGCCACCAACAGAATCAGAAAAACGATGATGCTGGCGCGCGCTTCGGCGCTCATCACACACCATCCAGGCAGAGCTGTTTTTCTGCGGCGCGACGTTTAACCAGACCGGGCAGTTGTTTTCCACCTGCGTAGGTCCAGCGTGAGAACTGCTGGCATGCGTCCGCAATGTGGCCCTGCCGCAATTGCCAGAACATCGTTGATTTCTGCATGGCGCCGCAGCCAACGTTAAACGTAATCGACGTGACGGCAGAAAACGTGTTATCGCTCAGCTTAGAGCCATTGGCGTAAGCATTGACGCACTTCTCAGCGCTGAGGATGTTCTTTTCCCAGTCGGAGGCGATCTGCTGGTCTGTCTTACGGGTGCCTGGCTTCACATTTTGCGTGTTTCCTATCCCATCGGTCAGAACGCCAGCAGGACATACGTAAGGGTCACGGCGGCATGATTCAGCATTGCCGATAAGCTCCAACCCGCGCTGATTGGTTCGCACCTGCCCGTTGCTTACGACGATAGCGATGACTGCCATCACTGAGCAGATAGCACCACCAGCGATTTTAGCTTTACCCATCACTCACCCCTGGCGGCTTTGCGCCGGTCCTCTTTAATTTTGAAATACAGGTTGGTCAGATACGTCAGCAGACCAAAAAGAATACTGGCGAGAACACCAATTGCCGCCCACTGTGAGGGCGAGACTTTATCCAGTAACTGGAGCACCCAGAACCCTCCGTTTGCTCCGGCAAAACCGTAGCTCACACCAGTTGTTATTTTGTCCATTCGATACATACTCCACCTCCACGTTTGGGAAGTGCTGTGCGATGTGAGAAAGGGAATATCAGGCCCTCGGACTGCAATTAACAACGAGACATGAGGGTTGATTGTCCGGGGCCTGAAAATAAAAAACCCGCCACGGGGCGGGAATATGGGTCGAGCAAAACCGGCGATTTAGCCGAAGGTACCCGCTGGTTGGGTTTGGTTGTGGTGATAGGACTCGAACCTATACTCGTGACCGGCATCAGCACCATGCCTAACACGCTGGCTTAAGCCAGTTGATGCATTACTCTACCCATTTAACCCGCAAGCGGGAATTGAGTTACACCACAACGGAAAGAGCACCAGCTTCGCCAGACCTGAGAGCAAGGCGGATTCAGGTTCCTTTGATGCTCTTACCTGTTGTGTTGATTATGCTTCACATAATTCGACCCTCCAGAAACGAAAAAGCCCCGCGATATTTTCGCAGGGCCACCATGTAATTCTATCGTCTTTGCCGCCATCTACAATTCAGGCAGCGTATCAAAGTAGACTCAAATATGGCTTATTTAGTTCGGTTTTGCAAGACTTGCATGTAAATTTGTTGTCTTTTGTTGTGAACGTGATCGACAAATTGAAATCAGAGACTGCTTATCCAGTGCGAAGAATATGCGAGCCATAGCCAGCCAGTGCGGTTTATATGTCTCTGTCCATGTCGAATCAGCGACACCTACAAGCGCGGCAAGGTCAGCAAACTGATAACTCTCACGCCGGGCCAGTTGCTCTTTGACGTCCTGCGCCGCCAGCCAGATAAGCGCCTTGAGCTTTTCTTTGGTCTTACCTGCTATGCGCCGGCCTTTAATCGTCTCGCTGAATAGCTGCCAACCATGCTGAACAATCACCGTTTGCAGGCTGAAATCTGTGTCATGCAGATAATTCCATTTCACCCAGGCGCTTTCGGCGTCTTCCAGCTTAAAGATAGCGCGGCGCCAGCTTGCGGTTGAAAACTCCACCGGGATGACCTGCGGAATAGAGGTGCCTTTCGCGTGCGACTGCTTGCCAGGTACCGGAGGATTGCGCAGCATGATTTTCTTTCCCGTCACCTCGTCAACGATGAACTGTCGTTTGCGCGGGTACCGTTCGTGGGTGAACTGGAGTTGCTCCACCAGCGCGACTAATTGCCCCTTCGTGCGACCGCTAAAGTCAGCAGTGGCCAGCGCGATTTCTTCCCGGACGTACTGCAAAAATTGCTCGTTCACGCGGCTACTCCCTTTGGCTGTTTCAATGTGGTCTTAACTGGCTTGCTGTGGCGCTTTACGGCGGGCAGTTTCGCCCGCGCTACGCTTTCGGCCTGGTACTGGATATATTCAGGTTTCACGCAGCCTCCTGCTTTTTCAGGTCGCGGATCTTCGCCCGGTATTCGTCGCGGATCCGGATATAGTCTTCTCTGGTCCATTTGGGTAATGCGTGTGGGCCCATCAGAGCTTCAAAGCGCGCCTGGCCGATTTTGGCTATCAGCGCCGGGCGGTATGCGGTGAGGTTTCCTGACAGGTGGTTATTGCAGGCTGAACATTGCTTATGACAGTTGTCCTCATCAAATCGCAGTTCGGGGCTGGCCCCGGTCGTGCGGAAATGTCCGGCGTGATACTGGCCGTCATGGTGGCGACCGCAACTGATGCACGGTAAATCCCTGTCCCGGTACCGGATAAACTCGTTGAAAGCGTGCTGTGCCTGCTTGATGAAGTAACTCAGGGGCTTCACAGCGATCCGGCGTTCTGCCTGGCGCTGCCGATCGGCTTTTTCTTCCTCCAGACGGCGCTTTTTCTCCTTCCGTTGCTTCTCGACCTTGGCGGCATCGTTGGCAGCTTTACCGTGGACACAGGCGCATTCATACGAGCATACGTATTGCTCTGCACGGACTGGCTCAAACCACTCACGGCATACAGTGCATTTGCGGCGAGGTTTACGCATGTCCCCTCCTGGCTGCCAGGCGTAGCCATTTCTGATCGACAAGACGGGCGGTGTAACCTTTCAGAGTTGGAATTTCAGAAGGTAAAAGTGCCGCCTTGCGCGGGCGGCGCGCTGGCATGCGGAAGATAGATCGCTCAATAATTTTTGCGAGTGGGTTATGCATGGGATTCCCCCCAGCGTTTAGCCCATTCGATTTCGAGGCGGGATTTTTCGCTAAACTTAACGCCCTGTTGCGTGCCGAACCAGTAGATAGCCTCAATGACGTCAACCATTTCGCGGACAGTCATCTTGCTGGTACGCTGACCAAACATCACAACACCGCCATCCAGACCGGGAGCCATCCGTTGCTCTTGTTTTTTGGTCTTAGCCACCAGCGCGGTAATGAGGTCTTTCCAGTCGTCGGAGTCGTACCGGTTTCCGTACCAGATGACCTGATCTGACAGGTCTTTCAGTAGGGGCCACATTTTGCGGTTTTGCCCCAGCGTGCGTGATGGCTCTTTAATGTCCAGCACCATGGGGCGCTTATAGTCAACAGGGAGGCTGCGAATGTAGTTTATGGCGCTTTGCTTAACGCTTTCGCTTACAAGGTGGAATTGCTGGCTCACGCTTCACCTCCGGAGAGGCTAAACGAAGAATGCAGAAAACCCTCAACATCAAATGACGCTGACGGCAGGAAGTTATTCTCAAATTGTTCGCGCATCAAAGTCCCCTAAAATGCGCGCAGATAGTTAACGGTTTCTCAGGCCGTTATGGATATTATGGACAGACAGGGGAAGGAAATCAACGAAGCGAGAAGCATAAAAAAGCCCCTGTGAGAGGGGCTTGGTTTGGTGGTTATTGCTTCTGGTGTCCGGCCAATTGTCGCCGCATCTCTGCCAGCTTATCGGCATGCTCCAGCGCTATCTGTTTCCAGTCACGAGCTTCTGCCTTCCACCAGGCTACATCGTCACGGAGTCGGCGCATACGGCGCTGTTTGAGTTTGCTAGGCATCAGGCGCTACCTCTTTTGCTCTCTTTCCGGCCTCCCGAAAATCCCAATCAACACGATGGGCAATTTCAATTGCGGAGCGCACTGCTTTTTCTACCATGCTATCGAGATACTCAATGGTGAGAGCCATTTCAGGGTTATCCTTTAGAATAATCGCCCTGCGAATCTGCCATTGATTTTGTGCATCAAGTAGTGAATTAGCCACATCACACCCCCTTCGGCGCTGCGGCCATCGCTGCATCAATTTGCTCGCGCAGAGTGGTTTTATGCTCTTCTTCCCAATCCTCGCTGATAGTCTGCGACCAGAACAAGTCATGACTGCCGTAAACCAAAGGCTCACGAACGTTAACCGTTTTTGATACAAGCCAATCCATACGGCGAGTGTCATCCGCCCCCGCAGGGACTGGCGCGGCATGATTGATTGAAATTGTGTTTTCTGCGATTTGAGCGCATTCCTCAACAATGTCATGCATAGATTCAGGGAACTCTTCCATACATGCCCTAATCGCTGTTGCGGCATTAAACCCAGCTACTGCCATGGGCACCGCAGGGACTGGCGCTTGCTGATTGCAAAACTCCACGACACGGCCCCACAAACTCAACTCCTGACCGTCTTTTTCTTTCGGCACATTGTGCGTATCGAGAATCATGGCAAGGCATTCGGTATCCTCAGCCATGTACTCAATGTCAGGCGAAAGGTGTACCGCAGGGACTGGTGCGGGGTGGGAAAACACTTCGTCACCGTCTTCCGGGTCGTTAGCCATTTGGACAACATACGTCGGATTTTCATAGCCACGCAGTTGCTGAATGACATGCCCTACCGGCTCTTGCTCATGCGACGCCAGGAGTGCGCGGGCCATTGCTTCGATTTCGTCATGAGACGGTGGAAGCGCCATGCTTTTTGTACAACTGGCTATCTGTGCCAGTCTGACTTTGCTCGGTAATCGCGTGGTCATACAGCCTCCTTCGTGGTTAACGCCCAACAAATCATTACTGCGTAAGCACTTTTCACCCGCTTAACTTTTCCGGCTGCTTCCATCTTTTTCATCAGGCGCAAAACTTGCGAGGTAGTTACCGGGTTTTGGTAGAACCTGTTTGCGAAAATCAGGTTCGCAAGCTGATATGTCATGCAGTTGCCGTGATACTCAAGCAGCGTAATTACCTCTTCCTCAGTTGGCTTGACCATCTTTCACTCCCCACGACTAAAGTGATGCCAGCGGCGGCCAAGTCTGCACGGACGTAAAGCGTGTCATTGGTGAATATTTTCTCGCGGCACCAGGAAACATCATCATCAGACTCAGGCCACTTCGATTCGTCTGAGTCATCACCATTGGTTTGAAGCCAGATTATTTCCGGAGCGGTAGGACAAGGAATGCTGTCCGGCAACTTAACGGTAAGCGTCTTAGCCTCCAGTTCAGCAATGCGTTGGCGCAGCGTTTCAAATAGCACAACGCTTTTCGCAATCAGCGCCTTATCAGCGTCACGCTCTGCCAGCAGGGAAAGGATGGTTTCTGGTGTGACTATTTCAGCTAACTCATCACGGTCATAACCCCAATCATCGCCAATAGCCTTTACAGCAGCCGCTTTGAGTGCCTGAATCTGTTCGTGGTTAATCATTCCAGGCCTCCAGCTCGTTCTGAATTTCGTCGTCAATTTCGTCGTTGGTGGCATCCTCATTGAGGTGTTCCAGCGCCTCTTTGCGGTACTGCTCGCGGCGCTCGTCATACCAGGCGGCAAATTCAGGAGACCAGCCATAGGTGTGTCCGCAGAAGTCTACGCGGGCGTTATCCTCAGCCATCCGTTCAACCATGCAATCAGCCGTAGTTAACGCGCAGTCGCGGATGTAGCCACGCAGATCACGTCTGCGCCACCACGGGCTTACCTTTGAATCGCAGCAGCTTTTAAATTCGACTTCCCAGCGGCGAATACACCGGGCCTTGAGAGATTTGCTCATGACTGCGCTCCTTTGCTCTCTACGCGATAGCAGTGATTTTTCCAGCGGTTCTGTGCGGCGCTGCGCTTTGTACCGATGCAGTAAAATGGGTTTGGCAGCCATGGAATATCACATGGTGCATAACGAACAACTTTGCGGTCTGAAATCCGCAGGCGGTCACCAGGCTTAGCAAACAGAAATTTAGCTTTGCGGTTATTCACGATTGCACCCCCTTCACCTGCTCAAACTGGCGTGCGATAGCTGCGGCTTTTGGGGATGGCGCTGACTGGCTGCGGAGCTGGACAGCGAAATCAGTCGCGAGAGTGACAGCGGAATCCAGGCCGATTTGCTCATCCTGATAGCATTTCGTGATTTCTTGCTCCAGTTTCTGCCTGAGCATCTCCACCCCTTCCGCTCTCAGTGAGGCGATTGCGGCGTCGGTGGCGGGGGTTTCCGGTTTGGCATAAACAGGCCAGCAGTCTGTGCCATCGCTATTTTTGTGGCCGTCAGTATCGTGAACATCAAGATATTCACCGCACGGAAGCGGGTCTTCCCATGTTGGCGGGATGGCGTGCCACGTCAGATACGCTTGAGGTTTCTCAAATGCCGATTTCATCTCCACCACCAACGCGTCGCGCTGCTCAGTCAGTGCGCGAACCTGCCCCTGCAAATCTGAGATTTGCTTATTCAGTTTTGATAACTCCAGAGTGATGGCGGTGTCTATGCCCATCCAGCCGGTCGACCCGATAGCAGATTCGGCTCTTTTGATTTCATCCAGCATTTGGATAATTCTGTTTGCCTGATAAACCTGCACGCGCAGAGAAACATCCAGCGCTTTGTTTAGTTCGCATACCTGCTCAGTCACTGCTACAAGCTGGCGCAGGCAGGCAAGCTCGAATTGCTGCTCATCAACCTTTGTTCCAACGCCGCTCTCGTTTAAATCTTCAATGTACGCTATGCGCTGCTTTACGCTTTCCATCGTTACCTGTTTCATACCCGTGCACTCCCGAAAATTTTGTGGATCCGATAGCTTTGCCAGTTCTGGCGGCACTCGTCGCAAATTGTGTTTTTCTGCTCAACAGACCTGGATGACCGGTATACCGTTTTGCGCCAGATGCGGCTTTCAACCACCAGCTCACCTGATTTGCACATCTGGTTTGCCGTGGTGCTGATGGTCTTGATCGGCAATCCGGTGATGGCCGCAATCTGTTTGGTGGTGAACGTATCGTGACCGGCGGCCAGATATTTTCTGATCTCGGTTTTGGCGCTCATCAGGAATCCCTCCCGCCTTTTAAACCAAACTTCTCGCGTATTTCCTGCACCTTCCGTAAACCCTGTTCGCGAGTCAGAGGCTTGGTACCCAGCACAGGCAAACGCGCCACAGGGGCCGGGATTTGCTCGCCGTTGCGAATACGCTTGACCATCTTCGCCAGTTCATCAGCGGCGCGGCGGCGCAACTCTGCATCACTGAGGCCAGCAGAGCGCATTACCTGGTACAGCGTGGTAACCATCCAGTAGGTTGCATGATTCGTCCAGGGGTAAGATTCAGCGTCCGGGTACTGCCCACGCGTGCGGCTGTACTGATAAACCAAGTCCACGAGCTCAGCGGTATCCGGCAGGCCGATAGCAGCGCTCTCTTCGGCGCGGCACCAGGCGATGAACTGCCCCGGCGATGGCAGGAACGGCTTTGCCTGCTGGCGTGCCACACGCATACCTGCCGCAACCTGCGCCATGGTGGTGATGCCGTTTTCACGAAATGCCATCAGCCACTGACGGCGGAACTCGTCGAATTCAGCCTGAGTGCGAAAATTAGCGATGGCAGCCGGGAACGCGGCGAGCAGCTCTGCAAACAGGCCGTTGAATACCTCAGCAACCTGCTCAGCCTGTCTAACCGGTGCACGGGCGTCCTGCACTTCCGGCAGACCGTGAGCAACACGGCGGAAGTTTTCGCGATCGAAGTTTTGAAGCTGTTCAGAAAGACTTTTCATCGAGCACCCCGTTGATCCAGTCGGTGTTGTTGAAGTCGATAGGCTGTCTGGTCACAGACTTAATTCGTCCAGATGCCTGCTTGTTCTGATAGCTGAGTTTCTGACTGGCAGTGATAAACCAGTTTTTTGGCTTATCGTGGCTGAATTCGATATCGAGCTTCTGGAGCTCATAATTCAGGTCAATCAGCGGGTAGAGATTTAGCCATGCCTGATAGTCTTTGTGGTTCAGGCGAACAATCTGCCCCTCAAAGGCGTAGCGACTGGATATTTTATGAATATCAGCCTCTACCCCACCGCAAGCAGCGTCAGCGGCTTGGGTGTTATCCAAGGAATCAGGATCAGGGTTAAGGGAATCAGGAATCAGGTTAAAGGAATCAGCAGGATTTAAATTGTTCTCTACTGGTTCTTGCACAGTGCTTGCATCATGCAAGTTATGTGCGTCTTTATTTTCAATAACTTGATTAGGTTCAGAATGCTTCTTGTCTTCTTCGTTATCTTCCTTGCACTGTTCTTGCCCGGTGCTTTTATCATTCTCTACTGGTGCAGGTATCTCACTTGCAGCTTCCTTGCAGTGTGGATTCTGGTGCTTCTTCCAGTTAGAAATCTGGATATATGAATCACCATTCACCTGATAGCGCTTAATAAATTTATGGTTGTCGAGTTGACGCAATAACGCGTCACAATCAACATCATCAAAGGGCAATACCATTGCCTTTATTTTTTTAGGACGATCATCAAGGCGGCCCTCTTTGTCTGCGATAGTCCATAATCCTGCAAACAAAAGGCGCGCATGAATATTGCATTCAGCCAGTTCATCGTTAGTAAAAAAACCAGGCTTAATATTTCTGGAGCGAGCCATTAAAAACCTCCTGGGATTTCTGGTGCGCAAACACCAGAAACCTCCTGCTCATTAAGTTCGCGTGCGTTATATTCTTCATAACGCTTTTGAAGGTCACTTTTAATTAACCTTGCTTTATTTCCATGGAATATTACTGACACGCCTTTTTTAGCTTGCTCAGCAATAAAGACCGCAGACATGCGGATCATTGCTTCCGCAGTTGCTACTTTGCAGCCAAGGATATTCATACCTATTTCATCAAACAGGTGATCAAGGTCTAGGCGGTTTATCTTGTTGAAACTAAGCACGTGATAGCTATCAGCCAGAATTTCGGCTGGTTCATCCCGGCCAATAAGGCAGCATTCCTAGGCGGCCAGATCAATTTCGTCAAGAGTTGCTTTAAAAAACTCCCTGGATTCATTGACGCGCACTGGTGCCAGATAGTTATGGATTTCCTTCTCATCTTCGTAAGGGTTATGAGAATAAAAAGCACGCACGACCTCAAAAGGCATTGGCACTCCAGTACCCTGAGATATTTCTTTTGCGCGGATCTCAGGAGTTCCTGTCGTCATACCTATTTTATAAATCCCAGGCATGCACGGATTGCTCAGAACATACACCCATCCCTGTAGGCGAAAATCATCAGGGATTTTGTATGTTGATAATAATTTTGACTGCAATTCAATGTCAGGCTGCATATCCAGCCTCATTTACTTGTTTGGTTAGTCTTGGCATACTTACCTCGTAATTACCGCTGTAATTGCACCCGAAGGCCGGTACTGTTCGCGCAGCCCGGCTTTCACCTTTTAAACTTCCCATTAGTCCCACCCCAGCGGGCCAGGCCTGCAACGTTCTGCGCGCAAACCGATATCAGCCAGTGTCTCGACTGATTTCAGGTAGTCTCGTGAGACAACCACCGCTTCCGGCGGAACAACCTGCAAATCCAGCGCTGAAATCTCCTTGGCCATTTCGGTGAAATGGTTGTCAGCCTTACGTTTGCTGATAGCTGACTCACTGACACCGATGCGCTCGGCGTAATTCTTTTGCCCGATTGACGCCAGTCGGTTGAGCAAAGTGCTTTCGATTTCAAGCGGGTTGAGAATCGGCGGTTCTAACTTGCGTGCGATTGAACTCTCCATTTGTGATACTTCCTCTTGATGTTGGGCCGCCGGTCAGGCGGCGCTGTTATTCAGCCGGTTGTGGGAACAACTTCGGCAAGTCCGGGCGAATTATGTGTGCCGGGATTTTCCCTTGTGTGGCACTGACAATGCTGTCCACGTGTTCTGGAGAAACTTTTGCCTTGCCGTGTAGCCACTTGAAAACAGCCTGCTGAGAAACATTGCAGGCATCTCCAAGTTTTTTTTGAGAGCCAACGATGGCAATGGCGGTTTTTATGGCTTGGTTCATAACAACCTCCGTAGTTAATACACACGAAGAATAAAACCAAGGTTGTATTTAGTCAACAACCATTTTCGTTTGATGGCACACAACTAGGGTTGTAAATTGAGATGATGAAAACGACACTTGCAGAAAGACTTAAAAATGCCAGACATGCACAGGGCCTTACACAAAAGGCTTTGGGGGAACTTGTTGGGGTAAGTCAGGCAGCCATCCAAAAAATAGAAACAGGCAAAGCGGAGCAAACAACAAAACTGGTTGATATTGCTCGAGCATTGAAGGTCAGACCTGAATGGCTTGGATCTGGCTTGGGTGCAATGAAAGTTAGTGATGATGCCCTCTTACCGGAAAGTGAATGGGGTACCGTTGATGCGTGGGACAAGAGCACCCCACTACCAACTGATGAGGTGGAAGTGCCTTTTCTCAAAGATATTGAATTTGCCTGTGGTAATGGTCGTGTCCAGGATGAAGATCACAACGGTTTCAAGCTGAGATTTTCAAAGGCAACACTTCGTCGAGTTGGGGCCAATAGCGACGGCTCTGGCGTGCTTTGCTTTCCTGCATCCGGTGACAGCATGGAGCCGGTAATACCAAGCGGAGCAACAGTCGCAGTTGATACCTGCAACAAAAAAATAATTGATGGTGAGTTGTATGCTATAAACCAAGGTGAGCTAAAGCGCATAAAGCAGCTATACAGAAAACCAGGTGGAAAGTTATTAATACGTAGCATAAATCGTGACTATGAAGACGAAGAAGCATTCGAAAGTGATGTTGAGATAATAGGTTTTGTTTTTTGGTATTCAGTGCTTAGAGCGAAAAGATAATATTAAATATCACAGGCTTAATCATGAATAAATTATTAATCTCATTTCCTTTTATCCTACTTTTATCAGGATGTATGTCGACTGCTGAGTTACGTAGCCAACAGGTAGACAGGGTTAAAACTTTGCAAGAAAAAAGAGACATTCTCTTAAGGGCTGCGGGCACCGGATCTAGCACGCCAGAATTCGATAGAGAGTTATTTCTCAGGAATGGAAAAGAAACAGAAGCATTTTTATCTGAGCTCGCAAGAACTTGCAAAGCAAGCGAAGACAGAGACTGCGTAAAAGATTTCTATTCAAATGCTGCGGACGAAGCAATTAAGAAAAATAGAGAAAAATGTTTTCTCGATCCAATATGTAAAAAAGAAACCCTAAAATCAGAAAATGCAAGGGAACTTAACAGTCAGTATTATCAGTTTGTTTACCACAATGAGTATCAGTCTGGTGATGCAGACAGCTTGGCAAGAATGGTGTGTAAAGCTATAGCCAATAACCAAAAGGCCGGAATGCCATATGACCAGGCCGAAGATACTGTAAGGGGCATAAGTGGCATAGAGCCAATAAGCAGAGAAATACTGGTTAAATTAGGCAATGCCTGCTGGCAATTGAGTTCCCTGGGTGTGAAAAACCCCATCAGCGAGATTAAGCCACCAATGTAGCTGATCGTCGTCATTTTCCCTTCCGCACCATTTCAGCCGCATCCCGCAGCATACCTTTGTGGATAACGTTGCCGACAGCTCTACGCTTTCCTTCCAAAAACCCCACTATGTTGTCTTTGTTTATCTCAATGCCGTTATAAATCAGCTCAAAAACCACACACCCAACCTCTCCAGCCATGAAGGCTATCCGATCATCTTCCAGTTCATCACGTTCCATAAGTCACCTTTGATGTTTTTTTGAGCATATCACCAACTATATAAAAATAAAAACACTATAAAAACAACCAAATAATTTATAAACACCCCAATAAACAACTATTGTTGTTGACTGTAAAACAACTATGGTTTTTAATTAACTCATCCAAACAACGGGCTTCGCGGCGGTGAATTGCAGTCCACCGAGACAACCAGAAGACAAGCGCCTGGCGCCGCCAGCGAGGCCCACCAATTAGCGCAGATGGTTTTAACTCCGCCAGCCTGGCGACAACGGCAGAGGATGAGATGGTTAAAAACGCAATCCCAAAAACTGGCCGCGCAGTACCGATGCGCAATAGCCGCACAGGCGCTTCCTGGCTTGTATCGTTCGATTATCGCGAGGGTCTGTATTGGCACGAACCGCAGGGCAATTTACGGCACATCCGTCGTCCTTATGCCTCGCGCTCGATTGAGCCGAACCTCGAACCGGCAGGGACGCACTGATGAATACGTTATTCGCATTAGTGCTGACTGTCGGTCTGACCAATGGTGATTTTCAGGATGTGGTTGTTGGTGTGTACGAAACACAGCAGCAATGCGAATCCGCCGCCGTCGAACAGCAGGTAGCTGGCGAATGTTTCCCGGTTGAGCGCATTGTCCGCGCCGATGAGTTGCCAGCGGGCGACGTTGTGAAGTTCTGAGCCCTGACGGGCAAAACCAAATTAATCGACACAGGCAGCCGTTACGGTGCCGGTATTTTTACAGCCTTATGGAGAGTAACCATGAATCCATTACCGCGTATTTCATCTGAACGACTGGCAGTTTTGCCTGTTGGTTCTCGCCTGAAACTTGGCTCGCAGATTGTAAAGCTGACCGGCCGTGGCCCGTTCACTTACAGCGATGGTCGCACGGAAGACATGATCGAATACGTCGATTCTCGCGGCGTGGCAGGAAGTCATGCAGAAAGCATTTTTCTGGCTTCGGCAACAGAGCACCTCAACGCAGTGATGTGCGACAAATGCGGCCAGTTACGTCATCCGGATGATTGCGACGTCCGCACCATTCATACCGCCATGGCAAGCCGTACCGCTCATTTCTGCCACGACAAAGGCTGCGCAGAGCGTTTTTTCCTTCTGCACCCGACGCAGGCAACCCGAACGAGGAAACGCGGATGGTAAACCGACTCGAAGGGATGATGCTGATCGCCATGCTTTGTCTGGTGTACCGGCTGCAACCCGAAGACCTGGAGCGAGTCGCAAACCAGCTCGCTGAATTTGACGCAGTAAACGACGCAATTACAGGAGGTATTCCGTGCTCAATGAACTGAAAACGCGAATTCTTAATCGCTGTAAACCGGCGCCAAATGGCTGCATGGAATGGAGCGGATCTGTAGATGGTTGTGGTTATGGAACCATCCGTAGCAATGGTGTGGTTGTAAAAACGCATCGCATTATGGCTGATGCACCAAAAGGCATGGAGGTCCTGCATTCTTGCGATAACCCTCGCTGCTGCAACGTAGATCACCTTTCAATTGGTACTCACGCAGACAACATGATTGACCGTTCTCGCAAAAATCGCATGGGAAAACAACAAAAGCTCACGCCAGAACAGGTTATAGCCATTAGGAAAAGCAATAAAAATGCCTCCGATTTGGCTCTGGAATATGGCGTCGTACGCTCCTGCATTATCAATATTCAAAAGCGCCGCCGCTGGGCATGGCTTGAGGATTAATTCATGACATTACGTATTGTAGATACCGAAACAACCAGCTTTGAGGGCGGCGTGGTGGAGATTGCCAGCGTGGATATCGTCAACGGTGTTATCTGCAACCCGATGAGCGATCTGGTTCGCCCTGCTGAGCCTATCGGCTTCGCGGCGATGGCTATTCACCACATCACCGAGGACATGGTTGCCGATGCGCCGCTTATCTCTGATGTGATCGGCAAGTACCTGGGCGCTGATGCCTATGTGGCCCACAACGCTGCATTCGACAAAGGCAAACTGCCACAGGTCACCGCACCCTGGATTTGTACCTTAAAGCTGGCGCGCAAGCTGTATCCGGAATTTGAGTCTCACGGCAACCAGTACCTGCGCTATCGCCTCGGCCTTAAACCGGAAGTGCCGGAAGGCCTGTATGCGCACCGCGCCCTGTACGACTGCTATGTCACGGCTGAACTGCTGATGTACATGGGGCGTGAAGCTCAATGGACCGTAGGCCAGATGCGCAAAATCTCTGAATCACCATCCCTGCTGCACATGATGCGCTTCGGTAAGTACAAGGGAAAAACCTTCGAAGAAGTGGCGCGCATTGATAAAGGGTATCTGCGCTGGATGAGCGGGACCGAGCTTGACGAAGACATGCGATTCACGGTCGACCATTGGTTGCAGGGAGCTTGATATGGGCACTCCAGTACTGATTCTCGGCGACTCCGGCGCAGGCAAATCTTACAGCCTTCGTAACTTCAAAGCGGATGAGATGATCCTGCTCCAGTGCATTCCCAAAATGCTGCCGTTTAAAGCCGACGGCTGGAAACTGAACGGGAAAGTTCTTCCTGATGGATCAACGCAGCGCGGGAACGTTATTCGTTCCGATGCTTGGGATGTGGTGCTGGATACCATTCACCGCATGGTTATGTCGAAAACGCGTCGCGTGCTGATCATTGATGATTTTCAGGTCGTCATGCAACACGAAAACATGGCTAGGGCTTACCAGACCGGATACGCAAAATTCACGGAAATGGCGGATCACGTCTGGCAAATCATCACGGCCGCCACTCAGTTACCTGATGACTTCCGCATCTACTTTCTGGCTCACACCGAAGAGTCAGAAGGGAAAATCCGGATGAAAACCACCGGGAAGATGTTGAACGAAAAGCTTACCCCGGAGGGTTATTTCTCAATTGTTTTGCGCGCCATAAAAAAAGACGGCAAGCACGTATTCCTGATCAAAGGCGATGACAACGACACCGCCAAAGCCCCACCGGATTTATTTCCGGGGAAAACAGAAATGGATAACGACCTGAAAGCAGTGGATGTCGCTATCACCGAATTTATGTCTGAATTATAAGGATCCAAAAATGAACCAGCCAATTAGCTTTGTGTGGGACCAGAACGCCACTGAATTAGCCAAAAAAGCAGGCGCTACTGGTGGTATCAGCGAAACCGGTGCGTATGAAGGTGTTATCACTTCTGCCGTTTATGTATTTGGTAAAGATGGAAGCCAGTCTCAAGGTCTGGAATTAAGCATTGACTGTAATGGTGCAAAAGCCAATTACCTGCGTATTAACTATCTCGGCAAGGATGGCACCCAGACATTCGGCATGGGTTTGATCAGCGCTATTTTGTGGTCTGCTCAAGTACGGCAAGCACAGGCTCAACAAGTCCAGGGTGCAGGCGGCCCTGAATGGCAATGCCCGGCACTTGTTGGCAAAAAAGTTGGTCTGATGCTGCAGAAAGTTCTCTACACCAAAAATGATGGCAGCGACGGCTATAAGTTCGAAGTGCGCCACGTTTTCCAGCCTGGGACTCGAAAAACTTACGCAGAGCATGCCGACAACAAGCCGGCCGAAACTATCGATGCGCTTGAGCTTTCCATGAAGGATAAAGACGAACGTATTCAGGGCGGTCAGCGCAATTTCTCAGGACAGGGCAATCAGGCGGCAAACCATAATCCTTATACCGTCCCTGATTCGCGCCTGCAACAGGCAATGCGCCAGCAAAACCAGACACTGGAATTTGACGATGACATTCCGTTCTGATGAGCCATGGACTCAGCAGGAACTGGCGCTGCTCGAATTGCTGCCGAATGAACGCGTAGCCGAAATGACTGGCCGCTCACTCGAAGACATCCAGCAGCGCCGCCTGGCAGAAAACCACCGTCGCAATAACTGGCCTGAGTTTGACCCGGAGCGTACCAATGACTGATTTCAACGGCAGCAACACCCAGCCAGAGCAGCGCGATAGCTGGCGCACGCCACCAGCATTGTTTGCGGCACTGAACGCGGAATTCATTTTCCAGATGGACGCCGCGGCAACCGAAGAAAACCGCCTGTGCCGCCTGTTTATTTCGGAAGAAGAAAACACCCTTACAACCTCATGGCCCCAAGCTATGGGGTACGCAGAAGGCTATGCATGGTTGAACCCGCCGTACAGCGACATAGGCCCGTTTGTCGACAAGGTTGCTCACGAAAACAAATGGAGCCGCATCGGATGCGTGATGCTGCTCCCGGCGGACACCTCTGTCGGCTGGTTCACCCAGGCTATCGAGACCGCCAGTGAAGTGCGTTTTATCACAGGCGGTCGCCTGGCATTCATTGATGCGAACGGCAAGCCTGTATCCGGTAATCCGAAAGGCTCAATGCTGATTATCTGGCATCCTTGGCCGCGCACTCACTGTCGTTTTACCACGGTGAAACGGGATGAGTTGATGGAGTTCGGGGCCAAAATCATCGCACGCCGGGAGGCAGCATGACGCCAGCAGAGCAGGAAAACATCATTCGCTCACAGTGCCGCCGTTGCACCGAGGAAATCAAAAAGGCGATGAGCAAAAAGCCGAAGCCTCAATGGGATGCGACGGTGAAACCCATCATCAGAAAACACCACCAGCAGATTGCGCCGCTGGGCGTCAGCCTCCTGGAGTTCGTAGTCAAAACTGGCCGGCTTAATGGTCGGTATGGAGTGGAATCATGAGCAAATACCCAAGAGTCGGCAGTGTTGCCGCCAAAAGCAAAAATACCTCTGCCAGATGCAAATGCGGTGCAGTGGCGAAGCACAAGACCACTATCGAAGTGAATATTTTCCGCGGCGATGATGAAGTTGTCTGGTCCTGTAGCGAGCATAAGAAAGACTGCGCATTTTTGATTGGTGGCGAAGAGGTGAAGAACACCGCTGGAGAAATCTAATGAAAGAACGCCCAATGATTTTTAACGCTGAGATGGTTCGCGCCATTCTCGACGGACGGAAGACGCAGACGCGGCTGATTATGAAGCCACAGCCGAAGGACTGCCCGCGAGGCGGACACTGGTGGCCCAGCGATAAACATCGCACGATGTTGCACGTCGAAGAAGCGCTACAAAATAGCGAGGGTATTTGGGCGGGGATTGTAGGTGACGCGTGCCCCTTCGGTGACGTCGGTGACCGCATTTGGGTGCGTGAGGCTTTCCAGGGTCCGCTTGTTTCGGAGGAGTTACTCGAAGAATACCGTGCCTATCCTGAAAAATTCGAAAATCCAGAATACTGCGAATATGCCGCAGACGGTGGACCAAGGCCGGAATACTGCGACCTTGACGATAACCTTCGTCATGGTTGGCGACCATCAATCCACATGCCGCGCTGGGCCAGCCGCATCACGCTGGAGATTACCGGCGTGCGGGTGGAGCGGTTGCAGAACATCAGCGATGAGGACGTGGATGCCGAGGGTTTTGCTGGCGATTATCCAACATCTGCTCTTCCTGCGCTTTTCCCTGGCGAGCCAAGTGACTGGTCCCATTTATCAATGCAGGACTGTTACGGCGTGTTATGGCAATCCATCTACGGCGAAGAAAGCTGGCAGGCTAACCCATGGGTGTGGGTCATTGAGTTCAAGCGCGTTGAAGGGGGTACAGCATGAGAGATTTGGCTGTTATCACTTTCTGCGTGGTGGCCGGTTTTTATGTCTATGTCGCTGCTATGTCATTCGTGTTATGGCAAAACGCATTTCGAGTATTGGGGCACGGCTTCATTGCTCGCATGGTTATTTTTCTGGTGGTTATTTCGTGGGTTCTCTACTTCATTCCGGGAGGGAAAGCATAAGACCAGACACTATCGACGCCGCCTGTGAGCTTGAAGAACTCCAGCGACAAGCGGCCATACAAAAGCACCGCATTGACCGCAACGCCGTATCAGCGACTCACTGTGACGAATGCGGTGATGCGATTGAAGAGGCGCGGCGCCGGGCAATGCCAGGCTGCCGGATGTGTGCGAGTTGCCAGGCTGACGCAGAAATGCGCGGCAAGCTGTGGGGGATGAAATCGTGATCGGAACACTCAAGCAAGTGCCGAAAGAAAGCTGGCCCATCAAGATGTATGACCCGAAACGCAGCCAGGTATGGGTTAACGCCTACTTTCTTGTGCAGGAATTTAAGGAAGCGGACGGCGTGATCCGGCTGTCCATTAACACCACCAGCATGGGTGCCAGTGGCCGCTGGAAAGACGGCATCACGTGGGATGCGCTGCAGGAAATTAAAAACGCAGTCGGCTATCAGGACCTGGATGCCGTAGAAATTTTCCCGGCGCAAAAAGACCTGGTTAACGTAGCAAACATGCGTCACCTGTGGATTGTACCCGAATCTATCCCATTCGCATGGCGAAGAGACGGCCATTAAGACAAGCGGCCCCGCCAGGGGCCATAGGTGTGAAGATGAGCAAAAAACATAGCGAAAAATTTGAATGGATGAGCACCAGGGAGATTTGCGATCACCTGGGTATTTCGTCACGCACTCTGGAGCGCTACCGGAAGCGCCCGGCAGGCGGCAACCCGTTCCCTGAGCCTGATTGCTCGTATATGGGCGGATCCAACAGGTACTTAACGACAAAAGTCACCGAATGGCAAATCAGGGAAATGTCCCGGCAGACTCGCCGGCCCATGTCACACCTGAATGTTGCCCGCGACAGTAAAGGCCGGATTATCCGGTCTGACGCGGCGTGAACTCCAGAACGTCGGGCTCGATGATGCTCATCAGTCGGGCCCACCACTTACCGTATGCAACCCTCATCTCATCAATATACGTGTGCTTGTCGTATACCGACCAGACACCGGGCAACTTATGGCCCAGCATTATCTCGGCAATATGCGGTTCGGTAAGCTCAGAAAAATTTGTTCGCGCAGTCCGGCGCAGATCGTGAATGGTAAAATGCGGGACCTGCTGGTTATAGGCTTTCAGCATGAACTTTACCAGGTTGCTACTGATGCTCATGTGGAAACCTTCGCTCATCGGCTTATCGGCAAAACGAGAAAAAACATACTGCCCCGGAGCCAGATCAATAGCGCGCCTGATTAACGGGACAACCTCCGGGATAATGGGGCGCACCAGTGGCTTTTTAGTGTTGCGGCCCGTTTTATGGTTTTCCCACGGAATCGTCCAGATGCCCTCTTCAAAGTCGAAATGGGATATTTCCGCCTGGCGTAACTCGCCCACCCTGCACGCCCAGAACAGCGACAGTTTGTAGAGGATCTTGTTTCGCTCAATCAGTCGCGAATCTTCAATGGCTCGCCAGACCAGCGCCAGTTCTTTCCGGTCCAGCGTACGCTCTCCCATTTGCTTTTTGATACCGAAGTCATGGCCGGACATTTCAGAAAGCGGGTTTACTTCCAGCAGTTGCCGTTTCACCGCCCATGAATAGCACTGGCGCCCATTACTGATGACCCGGCGGGTTATCTCCGAATACCCCTGAGCAAGACGATCAAGAACGGTGAGCCAGTTATGTAGCGTCAACTGGTGCGCCGGGTACTTGCCGATTTTAGGGAAAACGTGAAGCTCAAACGTGCGCAGGATCTGACTGGCCGTTTCCTTCTGGATGCAGACCATGGAATACCATTCCCGGAACAACTCTTCGAAGGTGTACTGGCTGTTTATCTTCGCTTTATCGAGGCTCTGCCTGATGCGGGGATTTTCTCCCCTGGCAAGAATAGCGGCCCATTTAGCCACTTCGTCGCGGGCAGCCTTGAGGCTGAACTCAGGGTAACTGCCGATCGTCATCTTGTCCTGCTTGCCAAGAAACCGGAACCGGTAGAAAAACGTTACCGCCCCTTTCAGGGAAATGCGGACCCAGAGGCCATCCCGGTCTGCTTTTTCTTCAACTTTGTCGCGCTCGCGCCCAAGGCACGACTTTAGATAACTATCTGAAATAGCCAT